GCGGCGCTCCCGGCGGAGAGCTCAAAGGAGTACCAGTAGAGCAGGCGCCCCTCGATGAACCGGACCTTGGCGGTGCCGCTGGTGTCGTCCCAGGTGATAAACCCGCTCTGGGCGAGCGTCGCCCCGCCGGACACGGTCCCGTCGCTCTTGCCGGCCACGGCGGCCCATCCGGTGCCGTTCCAGTATTTGACCGTGAGGCTGCTGGCGGCCGCGTTGGCGCTGCCGACATAAATGCGCACGCCCGAAAGCGGGCGCGTGCTTCCCACCAGAAAAAAGGCCCGGGATCCCGCCACCGTCACCGTGGCCCGGTTGTCGCTGTCGTTGATGGCGTTTTGAAGGGGCTCGGTGTGGTCCTCCACCTCGCCGAAATCGTTGCCCGACACCTGGCTGTGAAGGATAAAGGCGTTTAAGATCTTCTCGTCCCCGCCCCAGATGAAACTCTCCTGCTGGTTGCAGTACCCCACGTGCCCCTGGGGCCACACGGAAAACCGGCCCAGGGAGGCGGCCGTGTCGTCGGTCCACAGCGCCGTGGCCTCGAAATCGGCCTGGTTGGGGACCGTCCCCCGGTGCTCCCAGACCTTCCCCTCGGTGCCGGCGGCGTTTCGGGCGTGGGCCAGGATATAGCTTTTGGTGGTGTACGGGCTTACCAGCTGGACGCCGGTCCGCCCCTCCAGGTGCCCGGCTAGGGCCGTGGTGTTGATCTTGGTGTACCCGGCCACCCCCTCGATGCCCACCTTGCGGTACCGGTAGTTCCGCAATGTCTGGTAATTCTTCTCCCCGATCTTGAGGGGGTCCTCGTCCGCCACCCACTCCCCGGTGAAGAAAAACTGCTTGCGCTGGTCCACCTCGTCCGGGGTGCGGGGGCCCTTGCCCACGTCCTTGAGCGGGTCGTAGAGACCGGCGGCCGGGTCCGGCGCCAGGGTCTCCCGGTCGTAGGCCCGGGGGAACTGCGGATCCATGCGCGCCGGCCGCTCCTGGGTGATGACCTCCCGGTCGTAGGCCTGGGGGAGCTCGGAATCCATGCGCGCCGGCCGCTCCTGGGCCAGCACCTCCCGGTCCGCCGCCTGGGGGAGCTTGGTGCTGAGGGCCGCCCGCTGCTCTTCGTTCACCACAATGTGGTTTCGCTTTTCAACCATAACCCCTCCGGGGTGTAGGGGCGAATCTTGTATTCGCCCGTTTGTTCGGGCGAACACCAGGTTCGCCCCTGCCGCATGTCCGCCTGAACGAAATTACCTTCCCTGTCCCACCACAACGGTCCGGTCGGGAATGCGCAGCATGTCTTTTGAATCCACCCCCCGCTCGTAGAGGTCCTGGCGGTGGAAAATGAGCGAATTCAGGTACTGCACCATGAGCGTGTTGGCCTGGTCGAACTTCTGGTCCTTGATCTTGGCCTTGGCCGCCGCGAACAAAATGGCGTAGGGCTGGTACTCGTCCGGAACGTCCGTAATGTCGTCCGTCTCCTTGCTGTAAAGCACGGTGGCGGATCCGGCGGCCGACGGCACCGGGTAGACCCCGATCTTGCCGTTAAAATGGTAGAAATAATTGGGCGTGCCGGAGCTGGTTTCGGTGGCGTTGCCCAGCTGTCGGGGGTGAATCTTTAAAAGCCCCCGGTTACTCACCAGCACCGCGTAGACCTTGATGCAGTCCGTGGGCTCGGTGTACTCCAGGGTGCCGGAAGCCAGCGTGAGGGTGCCGCTCGCCTCCACGCACATGGCCTTGGAGGAAATATCCACGGCCGCCTGGTCGATCCACTCGTTGATTTCATTGTCCGACCAGAACACCGCCGAGGGCTCCCCCAGGATGTTCCGCACCTCGGTTAAAATGTTGGCCTTGCTGTACATTCCCATTGTTTATTTCCTCCGTCTTTTGGGCGGGCGAACACGCGGGCGAACACGCGGGCGAATACAAGATTCGCCCCTACCGCAATGCGGGTTGATACGGTGTTAATACCGCAATCGATACCGGCCGTCCTGCAATTTCTGTTGCGCCCGTTCCCGTTTAAACTGCAAAAGCTCGTCCTCAAACATGGCGTGGTGCCGGTTGGCCGCCGCGTAGTCGTACTTCTGCTCGTTGATCATGAACGCCGCCTCGTGGGCAATGGCCACGCACACCCGGGGCGGAAACCGCCAGGTCATGTAATCGGAAAAGACCGGCTGGGGCATGGAGACATACGGCACGGTCATGGTGTGCCCCGCCGTCTCGCTGGGGGCGTCCAGCATGATCCGGTGGTGGCTCCCGGGAATGATCACGTAGCTGTCCCCTTCCGCCCACTGGTTTTGGGCCCCGCCGAAAAGCGCCGTCACCAGGTGGGTGTCGTCCACCACGTGGAGCACCACCCCGCTTGAGCCGTCGGTCACGTTGTGCACGATGTCCCGGGGGTAGACCCGGTGCGTGCTGGTGTAATACTTGTTGGAATCGTACAATGCGCAGTCGCCCGCGCTCTGGTTGCCCACGGCGCCGGATGTGCCGATCACCAGGCCCCGGTTGAGCTCCTCCAGGACGATATAGTCCTCCCCCTCGGTGATCAGGTCCTCCACCGCCTCGGTGGCCAGGCGGTAGTAGTCCCAGCTGGGCACCGCGTCCTCCCGGATGGCGAACCGCCCGGGCGTGGTCTTGGCCGTGGTGAGGTTGGCCTTAAACAGCTTTTCGTAACTGCTCTTAATGGGCCAGGTGTAGTTGGATCCGTCGTAGTATTTGATGAAATACCTTCCCGAGCGGTTTTTCATAAACAGCCCGATGAAGTTGGGGGGCAGGTCGTACACCTGCTGGCTGGCCACCGTGGTGATGGCGCACTCGTTGGTGGAAAAGCCCGTCTCCCGGGCGAAGGTCACCGCCGCCGCGTCCAGGAACTGATAGATCTCCCGCTTGTTGGCGAAGAGCTCGCTCGCCACCGGTTCGTCCAAAAGATCGAGCACCATTCTGACTAACTGTTTTCCGTCCATTATACGACCCTTTTTACCTTTCCCCTTTCACCTGTCACCGGCCGCCTACCCGTTGCTGCTCCGGTCGATCTCCGCGTAGTCGCCGGCGCTGTTTTTGAGCCCCCGCCACCGGTCCGCCACGTGGTTCAGGCGGAAGGTGCTGCCGGTCAGAATGTTTCCCCCGGGCGCGATTTTAATCATGCGGGCGTTGCTGGCGCATTTTAAAATGATCTCGTAGCCGTTGCCGCCGCCGTTAATGGTGGTGAGCTCATCGGAGGCCGCGGCCCCTTCGGTGTCCACGGAATAGATGCCCGGACGGGTCACGGTGATGGCGCCGCCCACGATGGTGACGTCCTTTTCAGTGCCCAGCATGCCGCCGTCCACAGTGCTGACGGGCCCCAGCCACAGGCTCGGCGATCCGCCTCCCGGCGGCTTCACCGTGGGCGCCCGCACCACCTTGCGCTGGGAATAATTGTGTCCGCCGTTGTTCGTCATGCGCCGTCCGTTTACGTCCACGGCAGCACCTCGTCGCCCGTGTCCCCTTCAATCGGCCGGGGCCAGGCGCCGCAGTGGGGGCACCGCTCCGGGTCCTCGTACATCTGGTCATCCTCCACCCACACGGCATCGCACTGGCTGCACACCCGCACCGGCAGGTCGGTAATGGTCCCCGACATTAGAATTCCATGGCCTCGTCTTGAGCGTCATCCGCGGCCCCTTCCGCCGCCTCCTCGTCATCGGCGAGCTCGGTCCGCTCATACCGGTACCCGGAAATCTCGATGATGGCCGCGTGCCCCCACCAGTCCGGCCGCGCCTCGAACCAGGCGTACCAGGTCTGGGGGTCCCCGAAAACCCGCTTTCCCTTGAGCGGGCGCCGCCGGTAGAGCACCATGTCCAGATCGCTCACGTCCCCGTCCACCACCGTGGGCACCCCACGGGTCTGCCGGTCCAGGTCCTCGGCCGCTTTTTGCTGGTAATGCTCCTCGCTCATGCGCCGGCCGATCTTCTTCCACCAGTTGAGCGCCAGCTTTTTCTGGGTCTCCGCCGTGATGATGTCGAACTCGGCCTCGCCTCTAACCGGGCTGCCGTCCTTGTAGCCGTAGACGCCCGTGTGGTGCAAAAACACCTGCCGGCCGTCCGAATCCTGCCAGGCCCGGATGATTTTCACGGGCCGCAAATTTTCCTTCCCCTTCTCGTCTCGGTCCTTCACATACAATGTCTGCATGTCCCCTCCTTTGTCCGTAAACCGGATGATGTAGGGGCGAATCTTGTATTCGCCCGTATGTGGCGAATCTTGTATTCGCCCG